TAACGTTGCTGTATCCGCATCCGGTGAGGTTGACAGCCTTCTTATTGAGAAGTTTAACGGTAAGGTTAATGAGCAGTACCTGAAAGGCGAGAACATTCTTTCCTATTTTGATGTACAGACGGTAACAGGTACAAACACGGTTAGCAATAAATACTTAGGTGAGACTGAATTGCAGGTGTTAGCACCGGGTCAGTCTCCTAATGCTACACCAACTCAGGCAGATAAAAACCAGTTGGTAATTGATACCACTGTTATTGCCCGTAACACTGTGGCACATATCCATGATGTGCAAGGCGACATTGATAGCCTAAAACCTAAGCTGGCTATGAACCAAGCCAAACAGCTGAAGCGACTGGAAGACCAGATGGCAATCCAGCAGATGCTGTTAGGCGGTATCGCTAACACCAAAGCCAAACGCACTAAGCCGCGTGTTAAAGGTCACGGTTTCTCTATCAACGTCAACATCACCGAGAGTGAAGCACTTTCTAACCCTCAGTATGTTATGGCAGCAGTGGAGTACGCTCTGGAACAACAGCTTGAGCAGGAAGTAGACATCTCTGATGTAGCTATCCTGATGCCGTGGAAGTTCTTCAATGCGCTGCGCGATGCAGACCGTATTGTAGATAAGACGTACACCATTAGCCAGTCTGGTAGCACGGTACAAGGGTTTGTATTATCTTCTTACAATTGCCCTGTTATCCCGTCCAACCGCTTCCCTACTTTTGCACAAGGTGCAGCTCACCACCTGTTATCTAACGCAGATAACGGTTATCGTTACGACCCGACCTCAGAGATGAATGGTGCAGTTGCTGTACTGTTTACGGCTGATGCACTGCTCGTGGGCCGTACCATTGATGTAACTGGTGATATCTTCTATGAGAAGAAAGAGAAGACCTACTACATCGACACCTTCATGGCAGAGGGCGCAATCCCTGACCGTTGGGAGGCAGTTTCTGTAGTTACCACCAAACGCAATGCAGGTACGGGTGCAGCTGAGGAAGGTGGTACTGATCACGCCAAGGTCCTCTCTCGTGCACAGCGCAAGGCTGTATACGTCAAGGGCATTGCTCCAGTGGCAGCTGCTGCTAGCCTGCCTGCGGAAGACTTAGTTGCTGCCGTTCGCGCTGTAATGGCTAATGACATTAAGCCGACTGCAATGAAACCTGCTGAGTAATACCTATGCCCTATCTACCTTGCGTAGGTAGGGTTCTTTTTGTTAGGAGGATTCATGCCTGTAATTAAACAAACCAGTAAAATTGGACCCCTGATGGAAGATGTGGCATTCCAGATTATTGATAGTAAACTTGAAGCGGTCAACTTGTGTATGCGAGCTATTGGTCGTGAGGGCGTGGATTCTCTCGACTCAGGCGATCTAGATGCAGAAGATGCAAGCAAGATGATTGATATTGTGTCTCAGCGCTTCCAGTATAACAAAGGTGGCGGCTGGTGGTTCAATCGTGAACCTAACTGGCAGCTTGCACCGGACACTAATGGTGAGGTGAACCTGCCCAATAATTGTCTTGCTGTGTTGCAGTGTTATGCTTTGGGTGAGAAGAAAGTGCCCATGACTATGCGAGCGGGTAAACTCTACTCTACTTGGAGTCACACCTTTGATATGCGTAAGCATGTGAACGCCAACGGCATGCTACGTCTTACCTTACTTACCTTACTTCCATATGAGCACCTGCCTACAAGTGTAATGCAAGCAATCGCATATCAGGCTGCTGTAGAGTTTATTGTGTCTAAGGATGCAGATAAGACTAAGCTGGCTACTGCACAGCAAATTGCTACGCAACTCCTTATGGATGTGCAATCAGAACAAATGTCGCAGAAGCGATTGAACATGCTTGTACATAACCCAACTCAACGCCAGTTTGGTATCATGGCTGGTGGTTCACAGAATGTACCTGCTTACTCTCATTCACCATATGACAGTTGGACCCTTCGTCCGTGGGAGGATCGTTAATGGAAGTACAAGGTTCATTAGGCAGACAAATTCAAGGTATAAGCCAACAACCACCAGCAGTGCGTTTGGATGGTCAGTGCACATCCATGATTAATATGGTGCCTGATGTAGTAAATGGTACACAATCCCGCATGGGTACAACTCATATTGCAAAGCTACTTGATGCAGGTACTGATGATATGGCCACTCACCATTATCGCAGGGGCGATGGGGATGAAGAGTATTTCTTCACGTTAAAGAGAGGACAAGTACCCGAGATATTCGATAAGCGTGGGCGCAAATGTAATGTTACCTCACAAGATGCACCTATGACTTATTTGGCTGAGGTGGTAAATCCTAGAGAAGATGTGCAATTTATGACGATAGCTGATGTTACTTTCATGCTTAACCGTAGGAAGGTAGTTAAAGCTAGTAACAGAAAGTCACCTAAAGTTGGAAACAAAGCTATTGTGTTTTGTGCATTTGGTCAATATGGTACATCTTATTCTGTTGTAATTAATGGAGCCAACGCTGCTAGTTTTAAAACACCCGACGGCGGGAGCGCAGAACAGGTTGAACAAATTCGAACTGAACATATTGCTTCTGAATTGTACGCTAAGTTGCAACAATGGAGTGGTGTTGGTGACTATGAAATACAAAGAGATGGTACGAGTATATTTATCGAGAGACGGGATGGCGCTAGCTTTACAATAACAACCACCGATGGTGCAAAAGGGAAAGACCTAGTGGCTATCAAGAATAAGGTCAGCTCTACCGACCTCCTTCCTTCTCGTGCACCTGAAGGTTATAAAGTGCAAGTGTGGCCGACTGGAAGTAAACCAGAGGCACGTTACTGGCTACAAGCTGAGCCTAAAGAGGGAAACCTTGTGTCTTGGCAAGAAACCGTAGCTGCTGATGTCTTACTGGGTTTTGATAAAGGCACAATGCCGTACATCATTGAACGTACAGGCATCATTGATGGCATAGCTCAATTCAAGATAAGACAAGGGGACTGGGAAGATCGTAAAGTAGGAGATGACCTGACTAACCCTATGCCGTCTTTCATTGACGAGGAAGTGCCTCAGACAATTGGTGGAATGTTCATGGTGCAGAACCGCCTATGCTTTACGGCAGGCGAGGCAGTTATTGCATCGCGCACCTCTTACTTCTTCGATTTCTTCCGATATACGGTTATCTCTGCCTTGGCAACTGACCCTTTTGATATCTTCTCAGATGCAAGTGAAGTCTACCAGTTGAAACACGCAGTAACCTTGGATGGTGCTACTGTGCTGTTCTCTGACAAGTCACAATTCATCTTGCCGGGAGATAAGCCACTAGAGAAGTCTAATGCTCTACTCAAACCCGTAACTACCTTTGAAGTGAACAATAAGGTTAGGCCTGTTGCCACTGGTGAATCTGTGATGTTCGCTACAAATGATGGTGCATACTCTGGTGTACGAGAGTTTTATACCGATTCTTATAGTGACACTAAGAAGGCACAGGCGATAACAAGTCATGTGAACAAGCTCATCGAAGGTAATATCATAGGTATGGAAGCTAGTACCAATGTTAACCGCTTGCTTGTTACTACAGATAAGTACCGTAACATAATCTACTGCTATGATTGGTTATGGCAAGGCACAGACCGTGTTCAATCAGCGTGGCATGTGTGGGAGTGGCCTTTGGGTACAAAGGTACGAGGAACGTTTTATTCCGGTGAATTGCTTTACCTGCTTCTTGAGAGAGGTGATGGTGTTTATCTAGAGAAGATGGATATGGGTGATGCCTTAACATATGGACTGAATGACCGTATCCGTATGGACAGGCAAGCAGAGTTAATATTCCGTCATTTCAAAGATGAAGATGAGTGGGTATCTGAACCTCTTCCTTGGAAACCAACTAACCCAGAGTTACTGGATTGCATCTTAATAGATGGGTGGGATTCCTATAAAGGTGGTTCGTTCTTATTCAGGTATAATCCGGGGAATAACACTCTCTCTACTACCTTTGATATGCATGATGAGAATCACGTAAAAGCAAAGGTTATTGTGGGACAGATTTATCCGCAGGAATTTGAACCTACACCTGTTGTTATCAGAGATAATCAAGAGCGAGTATCGTATATTGATGTTCCGGTGGTGGGCTTGGTTCACCTTAACCTTGATATGTACCCAGAATTCTCAGTAGAAGTTAAGAATGTTAAGAGTGGTAAAGTGCGCAAAGTATTAGCATCAAACCGTATAGGCGGTGCTCTCAACAATACAGTGGGTTATGTTGAACCGAGAGAAGGTGTCTTCAGGTTTCCACTGAGAGCCAAGAGTACAGATGTTACTTGTCGTATTATTGTAGAGTCACCCCACACATTCCAGCTTCGTGATATTGAATGGGAAGGAAGCTACAATCCAACAAGAAGGAGGGTATAATGGCTATAGGTTCAGCCGTTATGGCTGGTATGTCTTCTCTTGGTAGTATGTTTGCAGGTAGCGGTGCAGCAGCCGCTGCTGGTGGTACTGCCGTAGCAGGAGGGTCAGCAGCCGCAGGTGGCGGAGGGATTCTTGGCTCACTTGGTAGTTTCTTAGGTGGGTCTTCTGCTGGCTTCTCTAATGCAGGATTGCTTAGTGCAGGTATGCAAGGTCTCGGCCTTCTAGGTAATCTTTTTGGTGGAAGTGATGAAGCCAAAGCTATGAAGAAGGCTCAAGAGGAGCAATGGAGGCAGCAGTTAATTGCTACACAAGAGGCATACAAAACGGTAGCAGATGCAGAGCGCTCTGCTGCTAAGCAGTATCATGCAGATGCAATCAGCAATCAGGCTTCACTTCTACAGCAACGAGCACAGGTTGCATTACTTGCAGGTGCAACTGGTACTGGTGGTAACTCTGTAGCTTCTATGCTGAATGACTTGGCATCAGAAGGAGGGAGAAACCAGAGTACAATCATTGATAACTATGAGAATCAGAAGATTAATTTCACTAATCAGCTTAAGTCTATCCAACGTGGTGGACAGATGCAGATGCGTGAGTTTAAGAAGCCTTCTGCCGTAAGTACCTTGGTTCAAGGGATTCCAAGTCTGGCTTCTGCCTATGTAACAGGTAGTAAGTCTGGTATGGCATTAGGTAAAGCCTTAACTGATTCTCGTACATATTCATCTGGAACAAGAGGTATTTAATGGCAATTGAGCGACAAGCAGTACAAGGCCTGCCACAAGTGCAGGCCACTTCTCCTAATGTCATGACCTTTGCACCTCAGCGAGTTGGAGGTGTGGAGGCTGGCGCGGCTTCTACCTCCGGTAGTCGATTTATCGAAGACCTTATTCAAGCAGCCAGTAGCGTAGCTGATGTTACTACTGGTATCCTTAATCAGAAGGTTGAGGAAGATAAGGTTCGCCAGATGGACAGGGCATTGTCTGGTATGATGCCATCTGAGGATGCAACAGTCGGTGGTGCTCGTGCTCATATGCTGGTTAGTTTGCAAAATGATGTAATCGCACAGACAACTGCGCTACAGGCAGAAGCACAGCGATTTCAAGGCAGTGACGAAGATTGGGAGAATTATGTAGTTCAATCTCGTAATGAGGTACAAAATAGATTGTGGCAAAGTTATCCAGAGCTTCGTGGTGACAAAGACTCTATGAGGATTGTCACTAACGCGTTCATGGAGCAGCAACCTCGAATCACCGCTACAAGAGCAGAGGCTAAACTTCGTCAAGAAGAAGAAGCGCGTATGCAATCTATGCAGGCTCGTATTATCATGGCTACAAAGGATGTAGCACCTGATGCCACTGGTGCAGCCCTCATTCAGCTACAAAAAGAAGCACTGGCAATGGGTCTTAGTAAACCTGAGTTTGATCAAATGGTTGCTAAGATCGCATCTGATAGGGCGGCAGTAGGGGATGATAGTCTTATTCAGGGAACCAAAGCACTTGTGGATGATAAGGGTGTCTCTTTGTATGACCGTGTTGGTGCTTTGCAAACGGGGGAAATTCAAGCTAATAGGACTTGGGCTGCACAGAATCAGGTCGCCCTCTTCGAAAAGAAGGATGCCGCTATAAAAGCATTCGATGCAGGGCAACTTACTCGTGAAGAGTTACTTCAGGTAATGCAGAATCACAATGAGTTGACTGGTGGCACTGCTTGGTCTGATAGTGAAATCAAAGCCATCTTCGATAGGCAAGCTAAGGTTAATGCAGAGGCAGCAAAACTTGAAGATCTCATTAAACGAGGGGACTCTGATTCCCCTCTAGGTTTGCAGGATATTAGCAAAGATGACAGGAAGACTTACGCAGAGGCATTAGTTACCACTTATACTAAATTGGCAGAAGGTGAAATTGCCCGCACGGGTGCAACTGGAGAGCAGGCGGAAGCTATTCGTGGAAGATATGAGCAGTTGCGTTATCTAAAATTGGGGCAACAACTTATTGAAGACCCGATCATTAAGGAAAGATACTCGTCACTTATGCAACTATCATCTGCCAACTTGAAAGACATGAAGGTAGAGCCTGAAGCACTTCAGACAATCATGCGTGCTCGTGATTCTATCCCTGAAGATGCACGGCGGGCAGTGATGGGTGACAAGGAGTATGCCTTTGCAGAGAACTATGACCTAGCCACTCGCATGGGTTACACTCCGGGTCAGGCTATTGAGTTTGCTCAGAATGCGTCTCGCGGTGATAAATTGCCCGGCTCTGTCCTTAAAGAACTGAACGAAGACGTGGATGGTGTTGTCAGTGATGTGGCCAGTGGCAGTTGGTTGACTAGAGGCGACAACATGAATGACATGGGTCGTGATTTGATGCTTCAGGAGGCAAGTGAGATTGCACGAGCTATGAAGGTTGCAGGTCACAACAACGACACTATCAAGAGACACCTCAAGTCATACTTGCAAAGTCAGTACACTCAGTTATCAGAAGGCTTCTTCACTCAAGGCGTACTTGTCAAAGGTGACGTTCGTTCATTAGGTGACACTATAGGTGTGAACCAGAATGACGTGCCTATGGCCCTGCGTCAGTACATGGATAACCATAAACAAGAGCTACTGGATGCCTCTGGTGGCATGGAAGAAGGAGACTTGTACTTTGATGTGGATGCCAAGCGTGGTATGTTTACTATCCGTGCTGGCTCTGGTCGTGTGCCTGTAACTCCAGCTATGCCCCTCTCTGAGATTAAAGGCCAAGCCTTACTCAAGGAAAGGTATGAATCTGAGATCAAAGAGCGTGACTCTGCGAAGAAGAACTTTGAGGCACAGCAGATGCGCATGTGGGGTGCTGGTGGCTACCAAGCGCAATCACCTGCAAAGACTACAGCCAAAACTGTAGGCTCACGTGGGATTGCTGACTTCTTAATGTCACCAGCCTTTGCCTCAGGAGAGAATCTACCAGCAAACTTTGAGTTTGGGTATAAGAGGAATAATATGAACTTCTACAATTATGTAGCCAAGATGGAGAATAATGCCAATGTAGGGTTTGACAGAGTAGCTGGTGTTTATACACCCTACAAAGATGCACATGGTCAGTCTGTGGGGTATGGTCATTTCCTTACTGACGAAGAGAAAAAGAACGGGTACATCATGATTGGTAAAGACAAAGTTCCATTCACACCGGGACAGTCTCAATTAACACCTGAACGCGCTATGCGCTTACTGCAACAGGACTTGAAAAGCCACGTACCTAGTACCTCAGGCTGGGCTGTACCTTTTGAAGACATGCACCCAGGTGTGCAACGTGGATTGATGGACTTGTCTTATAACTTAGGCAAAGGTGGCATCCAGAATGCACCTAAGGCTTACGCTGCATTCAAGGCTGGCAAGTTTACAGATGGGTTCATTGAAATGTTATCCACTGCATCTACAGAGGGTAAACGCAGTCCGGGTCTTTTAGTGCGCAGAGCAGAAGCCTACAACTTGGCACAGAGCGGTGGTGCAATCCCTAAGATTAGTGAAGTGGAAACACGAGAGGATGGTTCTATGTATGTCAAGTTCGCTGGTCAGATGTCAGAGGCGTTCGTTAATAAATCTATCTACAACCAGATTGGTAAAGATGGATGGATGCAGGTGTATCCTCCTAAGAAGGGTGCGTTAGTACCTAACGCTCAGACTGGTAGAATTAAACTAAGCTAGTGTTATACTCAAGGTTTGTCTCACATGTGAGACATGCCTTTATGAATGACGTTAATTAGGAGGTAACATGGTTGATAGTATTAACCAAAATTGGGTGGCGGTGACTCAACGCAAGTTACCACCTACCTTCTCTCAAGTCGCTGAAGCTGAACGTAGGCTTGAGGAGCAAAGAGCTAAAGATAAGATAATGCAGGCTGCACTGGAAAGCGAATGGGCGCTATACGGTGGTCAGCGTGCTATTGAGCGGCACACAACTGAGTTTGCCGAACAAGAAGGCTACACGGTTCCTGATTCTACAAAGGATGAGCTATCAAGACTTTATGGTTTTGAGATTGCACAGGACATTGTGAAGGGTGTTAAGTCACCAGAAGAGTTACAATTCCGCATGTCTAATGCTAAGGCAGACAAGGAAAGGTCTGAGATATTGGCACGCAATGGGTTCACAGGGTTTAGTGCTCAGTTAGCTGCTGGCATCTTTGACCCTGCGGGGTGGGCACTCTCTCTGGTTGCTGCCCCTGTCGCAGGTGCTGTTAAAGTGTCCCGCGTCGGGCGCATCATAAAGACAGCGGCAGTGGCTGGTGCTGAGAACGCAGCACTAGAGGCTATACTTGCTAGCGGGGATTACCAGAAGGGTGCAGATGATGTGTTAGCTGCCGCGGGTTTTGGTATGATAATGGGTGGCACTATTGGTGCAGCCACCCGTGAACGCATCACCAGAAAACCGGGATTGCAAGGTGTGAATGATGGTGCGGAAACCGTGGTAGATGAATTGAACACTGTCGTGAAAGGTGCTGATGAGTTTGATGCCTCTGCGGCTAAGGCTGTACGTGAGGCGATGGAGTATGATGCATACATGGCTGTTCGTTCTTATGAGCCGTTGAAGGCAAAAGGGGTTGATATAGATGTAGCCATCTTGTCCCACCTAGATGACCTGAAAGCTAACTCCAATGTGCGTATGAGCGCCTCCGAGAAGGGTAAACTGAAAAAGCAAATACGCCAACTTGAAGCAGAAGCCGCCACCATGAAGGGTAAGAAGGTGGATGCCGTGGCAGAAGCCGCTGCCGCTAAGGGTGCTCCAAAATCTGCTGCCGATAGGCTTGATTTGGATGTTAAGAAGAAGGCACTGGCCCGTCGTTTTGATGAGCCGCTTGCCGACATCCAAACAAGGCTCGACGAGATTAATGCTAAACTGGCCCGTGTGGAGAACGTGGGTAAGTCCAAGGAAGAGTTGAAGCGATTCTCTAATCTAACTAGAGAGCAGCAAATCAAGGAGCTAGGGTTAGATGCTCAGGCTCGTAAAGTTGAGATGACAAGTGCTGTGAGGGAAGCCATTGCAGCTATACGCGCTGAGAAGAAGAAGACACCAACTCAGGTCCATGATGAGGCCAAGGCACAGGCGGAAGAGGAAGTCAGACAGAAGCGCGATGACTCTATTGGCGCTAAACGTGTAGAGGGTTCAGAGATTGCTGGTGAACAATTTGACCTATCTGATAGCATGGAATCTCTTATGGATGATCTTGCACGCGAAGCCTATCAGTCTGAAGTTAGACCTGTGAACCTAAAAGGTCTTGGTTCTGTTTCTTCCGTGATTCTGAACTCAAAGAACCCAGTGTTTCGTGGTCTCGGATTGCGCTTACTTGAGAATGCACAAGGTGGAGCCTACCAAGGTAAGACAGCTTCTATATTATCTAACGTATATGGTAACTTGATTCGCTTTGCGGAGAAGAACCGATACAATGATGGTTTCTCTCAATTCATCAAGGATAACAATCTACGTGCCGTTGACTACCTAAACCCTGCTGTTACAAGGGACTTTAATAATCAGATCTATACTGCTATTGTCAAAGGCATCCCTGATGACACTCCACGTGGTGTCAAGCTGGCTGCTGAAGGTATCGCAGATAAACTGGCTAAGTCTCTTGAAATTAGAAAGGCTGCTGGTGAGAAAGGCTTCGAAGATGTCAAGTCTGCACGCAATTACATCCCGGTAATCTATGACGGCATCAAGGTAACTGAAGCGGTCAATAGGTTGGGAAGCAGTGAAGCCGTTATTGCACTCCTGTCCAAGGGCTATCAGACTGGCAAGTACAAGATGGGTAAGAAGGCAGCAGATGCACTGGCTAAGGTTCAGTATATTCGCGCCTCAGACTCTACCTTATCAAGCCGTGTAGCTTTTGACAGGGTAGTGTCGCAGCAGCAGCAAGCACAGCTTATTGAAGATCTAAAGAAGGCAGGTGTGCCGGATAGCATCATTGATAACTTCATCGAAGGCACTGAGTTGAAAGAGATGGCTGAGTCCGTATCTAACCGAGCAAAGGCTAGTATGGGTATCAACACGCAAGCCGAATACGGCGGCATGAAGGTTCAAGACTTACTCAACACCAACGTAGGGGAGTTGGCAGAGAACTATGGAAAAGAGGCAGCAGGTGGTGCAGCTTTGGCAGCTATGGGCTTCCCTACCCGTCAGTCGGTGTTGAATGCAATTGACGCAGCAGAACGCGCAGGACGCAACATGGCAGGCTCTGATGCCAAGGCAATCAAACAGCTTAGGGCAGAATCAGAGATGCTCAGGGACTCCGTGAAGCTCATATACGGCAACACTATTGACGCAGACCCCAATGCCGGGATTGTCCGTGGGACTCGTCGTGTACGTGAAATTACAGGCCTGTTACGCTTAGGGCAGATGGGTTTTGCACAGGTTCCAGAGTTGGCCCGTGCCATCACCAAGATGGGTGTGGGTACAGTTCTGAAGTCTATACCTGCTACCAAGTTCTTACGCTCCCGCGCTGGACGTAAAGGCGGAACAGCACAAGGTGAATTACTAGAACCTGAACTGCGAGAGATGGAAGAACTTATAGGTTACATCGGGGAAGATAACTGGCTATCCGGTTGGAACGTAAGACACGATGAGTTCGGCGAGACTGCTGACAACATGGGGCGCCTGTCTGCTATCATTGATAATGGGTTGGCTATGGGTAGCCGTATTAACACATGGCTGTCTGGCTTCAAAGCAATACAAGGTGGCTCTGAGAAGATAGTAGCGCGTTCTATCAATAAGCGTCTCAAGCAACACTTGATGGGTGAGCGAGAGCTACCTAAGCGTGACCTTGAAGAGGTAGGATTAGATGAGAACACCATGAAGCGACTCAAGCGTCACTTTGATGAGAACCCGATGTATGCTGATTATAACGGCGATAAGGTTCGAATGATGAACTTTGACGCCATGGAGCCTGACTTACGAGAAATCGTAGGTGTAGCGGTGCGTCGTATGTCGGGTCGGCTTATTCAGCGTAACTTCATTGGTGATGAAGGTATCTGGATGAACAAGTGGTGGGGCAAAGCCCTTACTCAGTTTAAATCCTTCTCTATTGTGTCTATTGAGAAACAGCTTATTCACGACTTGCGTGGTGATAAGATTCAAGCAGCACAGATACTTGCATGGTCCACTTTACTAGGTTACGCATCTTATGCAATTCAGATGCAGATGCAAGCAATCGGGAGAGAGGATAGGGACAAGTTCTTGAAGGAGAAGTTTGAGACACAGAACATCGCTATGGGTGTCTTTAATAAGCTTCCACAAGTTGCAGGATTCGGTCTGGCTGGTGATGCTTTGGCTACCTTTGGGTTAATGCCCGACTCTATGATGCAAGCACCGGGACGTATGGGCTTCCGTCAGCAAGGATTTGGTGATTTGGTAGCTGGTGCTGGCGTAATAGGTGATACATTTAGTTTGTCACAAGCACTGGTTAAGTATGCCAATGGGGATGATGATGTCTCTACTAGGCAATTGGTGGACAAGGTCCGTCGCCTTGTTCCTTTGGCAAACACTATTGGTATAGGTCAGATGACTAAAGCCAGTGTAGACTTATTGGAGGATTGATGAGTTATACTTTCACAGAACACATAGCCGATGGTACGCAAGTGACTTACCCCTTTAGCTTTGCTGGTAGGGATAAAGGCTACCTTCGTGCCTCAGATGTAATAGTAGAATCTCTTCAAGGTAGCGCTTGGACTGAGATCACATCTGGATGGCAATTGTCTGGTACACACCAGATTACTTTTGATGTAGCACCAGTTGCAGGTTTGAAGTTCCGTATTCGAAGGGAAGTACAAAAGGAGTACCCATACGCCGAGTTTGACCGTGGTGTCACACTAGATATGAAATCTCTGAACGGTTCCTTCATTCACATCTTAGAGATTACGCAAGAGCTTCTTGATGGCTTCTATCCAGAAGGTTACTTCATCAAGCAGAATGTATCTTGGGGTGGTCATAAGATTACAGACCTTGCAGATGGTACAGAACCGGGTGACGCTGTAAACTTTGGACAGTTGGCTGCTATTGATAAGAAGCACACTGATTGGAACACGCAGCAAGACTTGGCTATTGCTGGTCTTAAGGCAGGGCTAACCTCTGGTGTTGCACACCGCACAGTACCTTGGTTCACTACGGCAGCGGGTGGCGAGACTGTGATTCGCCCACCTTATATCTTTGATGATGCCTTAGTGTACCTGAATGGTGTCTTGCAGCATGAGTTAGCTAAAGCTGTTACTGTATCTAATAGTACTATTACTTTTGCAGAACCACTGGTACGTGGCACAGAAGTATACGTACTTATCGGTAGTCGTACTGCAACATCTGCACCAAACGCCTTCATTGAGTTTAATAAAGACCTAGAAGAAGGCACACGAGAAGTAAACCTTGGCGTGGCATTTAAGCATATTGATGTATACCTTGATGGCTTGTTTCAGCCTATGTCTACATATCAAATTAATGGCAGTGTAATTATTTTCTCGGAAGGTGTACCTGCTTGCCACATGTCTGTTAATGTGATTACTGCATAGGAGGTGCAATGATTAACTCCGAACTAGTAGACAATGGGATGAAGCTGGCGCCACCTGCATTAGTCTCAGGTGGGTACTTCCTCGGTATCAGTTGGGATAATTGGGTGTTAATAGCAACATTCATTTATACCGTGTTGCAAATTGGGGACTGGTTTTATAATAAGTTCAAGATTTGGAGGAAGAAGCGTGAGCGTACACAATAAACATGCAGCTACAGAAGATGAGGTTGGCATTCTGCATGGTGCTATTACCAAGATGTTCAACAAGAAAGCACAGGCAATACTGGACACTATAGAAGGGGACCCAGATGCAGCACTCGCTTTAGTGTCAGGTAAGGACATTGGTGCTATGTGTAAGTGGGTTTTGGATAATGGAATCACAGCCACACCTGCTGCACAGCAGGAAGAATCCAAGCTATCTAAGCGCCTCAAGGCTATCCGAGAGGCATCCAGTGGCAAGATCATCCAATTTACTAAGGAGGATTGATGGCTAAGGCAAGAGAATCACAAGCGGAGGCTCTTGCCAGATGGGAGATGCTACAAGAGTTACAGCAGACCTTTCCGTACACATCGGAAGGTTTGCTACTCTTTGCAGACACAGTTATTCATAACTTGATTGCAGGCAACCCTCATCTGATTCGCATGCAGGCTGATATATTGAAGTTCCTATTCTATGGACACAAGTATCGCCTCATTGAAGCGCCTCGTGGTATCGCTAAAACTACACTCTCAGCAATCTACACGGTGTTCCGTATCATACATGAACCTCATAAGCGTATCATGGTTGTATCCCAAAACGCTAAGCGAGCAGAGGAAATCGCAGGTTGGGTAGTAAAAATCTTCCGTGGCCTAGACTTCCTTGAGTTTATGCTACCGGACATTTACGCTGGGGACCGTGCATCCGTTAAGGCATTCGAAATTCATTACACCCTCCGTGGTAGTGATAAGTCGCCCTCTGTATCTTGTTATTCAATTGAAGCAGGTATGCAGGGTGCTCGTGCTGATATTATCCTAGCAGATGACGTTGAGTCGATGCAGAATGCTCGTACAGCCGCAGGTCGTGCACTGCTTGAGGAGTTGACCAAGGAGTTTGAATCTATCAACCAGTTTGGTGACATCATCTACCTTGGGACACCTCAGAACGTAAACTCAATCTACAACAACCTCCCTGCTCGTGGTTACTCGGTTCGTATCTGGACTGCCCGCTACCCTTCTGTGGAGCAAGAGCAGTGCTATGGTGACTTCCTTGCACCTATGATTGTGCAAGATATGAAGGATAACCCAGCGCTTCGCTCTGGTTATGGCTTAGATGGTAACAGTGGTGCACCTTGCGCACCTGAGATGTATGATGATGAAGTGCTGATTGAGAAGGAAATCTCTCAGGGTGCGGCTAAATTCCAGCTTCAGTTTATGCTTAACACTCGCATGATGGATGCTGACAGATACCCGTTACGC